CTTGTTGTTGAACCGCTTCAGCTCCGGGTCAGCATCGCCGTCGTCGATAGCTGGGTCAAACGCCATGAACAGTTCGACGCGCTCAATCATGACCTTGTCGCCGTCTTCGGCAACGGTGTGAGATGTCTTTGCGTTCACGGTCTTCTCCTCTTTGCGGTCGAGTTCCTTGTCCTTGCGCTCCGCCCATGCCTTGCCCGCATCGCCGCCCCACAGGAGCCAAGCGATATACCCGGCGGAATCCTTGCCCCAGCCTTCGCCTTGCTTGTCAACCTCGTGCCGAGCGAAGTAGGACACCATGCGGCGCACGGTGTTAGGTGACAGGTTCGCCCGGTTCTTGATGTCACGCGCCCGGGCTACGCCGATTTCCGTGCCACCGCGACCATGCTTTTCGCGCAGCTCAAGGCCACGGGCTGCATTGGATGCCATTTCGGTGGTTGGTTTCAGGTCGATCATTAGGCGGTTAGCCCTTGGATTTGTCCGTCAGTCAGACGCGCAGGGTAATACTGGAGCGTGCTGATGCTGTTGTTAAGCATGACGGTCGTGTCGGTGATGCTTGTTCCGTTCGTGGACGGGCCGCCGATACTGAGCCACGTTGGGGCGACGGTAAACGCCAGCGTCCCGGTAGCGACCGTGCCACCGTTCAGGCACAGACTCGTAGCCGTGCTGGCGTAACTGAATGCGCCCTTAGTCAATGCGTTGGCGGTCAGGCTGTTTGCCGTTGTGACGGTTGCCGCTGCTCCAAAGTCTGCCAGCCGCAGCGTGAGCGCGGAAGGAGTTTGATACATATGCAGGTGTTTGGTGGTCTGGTCGCTTGTTGCAATTACCGAGCGAGCGGTTGGGGTTGACGCGCTGCCGTACCAGTTAGCGACAAACGTACCTGTTGTGCCACCCGTGTACCACGAGCTGAAGTTCGTCCCGGCAATAATCGCGGTGTCTACAGCGCGGGTTACTTGGCTTGAACCTGTAGGAATGTAAGAGGTGCTAACGGTTGTTTCTAGTTGCGCGCCCCATATTTCAATAGCGTCCAAACTTGTCACAATGCGGAACCCAACGCGTTGCGCGGCCGTTGTGGCTGGGAACGAATACCTAACCCATGACGAAGTGATTGCTTGCGTTGTATAAGTTGCGCCGTTGTCAAGCGTGTACTGAATGTTCCCCGTACCTGTTACGCGGCGAAGCCAAACAGACAAGACGCGAGACGCGGATGTTCCAATAGCGGCGCTGCTGATGATTGTGCCATTACCTAGCACGCTTGCGGTAATCCGTAGCGCAGTAGTGCCATTGTCTGGGCTAGTGTTGTTAGTGCTTGTTCGCGTGAGGTTCGTGTCAGCCCAGTTGTTGTTTGTGCCACCTGTTGTAGCAAATGTCTGGCTCCAATTAAGGAGATTTGTTGCAGGCGCTTCTAGCAGCAATCCCTTGGCCGCAAGCGTTGTCGGGTCATAGTCAAAGCGAGGGGCGTGATATGCGGCCGCTGTATCCGTATTTGGAACATATGTGGGAGCCGTGTAGGAAGCAGGTGAAGTTGCTGTTGTTGTTCCGGAAAAGAACACGGGCGTTGTGTGACTCTTCTCAAATTCACAAACAGCAGTTGCTACAGTTGACCCGGTGCATCCAATACCATGCCGAACATTGTGGGAACTCGTGCTGGTTGCAATCCACACAACCGTGATAAGCCCCGCCTGCGCCGTGTTATATTCGCCTGTACCGCTTGCGACTTCAACGCCATTCCTGTAATACTTTAGGATGGTTGGGCCTGCGGCAATTTCAAATGAGTCTCGGTAATGCTGACCGCTAACCTCGCGGAGGTTTACTGTTGATGCGTACACCGTTCCAACCGATGTCGAAAGCGCAGCGCTGTTAAAAAAGTTCAGCGCCGCTGTTGTTGTAACAAACCTGCGAATACCATCGGACGGAATGGTTGCTCCTGCGCCCCCAGCAACAAGAGTCCAGCCCGAAGGTGTCGCTGCTCCGCTCAAAACGCTGTTGTAAATCAGGTTCGCATCGGCGTATTGAACATATCCCAGCGAGTTAATAAAAGTCGCGGGGCTTGTGCGGCTAAACGTGATAAGTGAGTTAAGCGTTCCGCCCATCGCCGTAAAGTCAAGGGACAGCGTGGACGAAACGCCAGCGCGACCCATCAGCTTGCTCGCGTAGGAGGAGCCGTTGACCCTTGACATCCTTGGACGGTTCGCTCGATTCATTTACAGGTTAGCCCAGAAGGTTCCCATGTCTGGCGTGCCGCTCGACTTGAATTGTGCCGTGACGTAGGAAGCCCCGGCAACGTCAACCATCGCGTAGGCGGGTTCCACGTTTGCACCAGCCGCCGTAGCGGGCGAGTACAGGTTAGCCGCAGGGGTTCCGGCGACCTGCGTGATGCCCGAGAAGGTGCGCGTGTTCGCCACGTCAAGCGTGTAGTTCGGCACGGTTCCGCTTGTGAATGTCAGCGTGAAGTCCGCGAGGACGGTCGGCATATACCAGAAGCTCGTCCCGGCAGCGTCAAGGTACTTGCGCCAGCCAAGGAGCCGCATACCGATGCTGGTCTGCGCGGTGGTCGCCGATACAAGGAACGGCATGACGTAGAGCAAGGACGGGTTCGTCCCGCTCACCGATGCCGTGTTGATATCCCACAAGAGGGCGCTGCCCGTTGTGCTAGTTGGGGCAGCGTTGAGCAGGACGGCCTGCGCTGCGGTGTAGGTTGCAGGGACGGTAGCGACCGTGACCTTGCGGAAGTTCTCTTGGGCGGTGTTGATTACGGGCATTTACAGTTCTCCTCTGCGCTTCATGTCGAGCGCGATTGCGACCGCTTGGTCTTGTGGCTTGCCTTCTTTGATGAGCTTGGCGATCTTCGCGCCGACGGCTGGGTCAGCGGCGGACATGATCTTCAGCCCTGCCTTCTGCTCCTCGGTCTGCTCGCGGGTCATGCGGGTCTTTGTGCCGGGGCGGGCGTTGTAACGCCAACTGTCATTTTCATATCCGCCGAGCGATTTAATTAACTGCTCAACCTTTTTAGGAGCCATAAGATCAGGCGGTTCCATTGGCCCATATCGCCGGGTAACCGTGCCGCTGTACATTCCGTTTGGAGATACGCGACCCAAGGTAACTGTTGCCTTTAATGACTTCGCAAGCTGCTTCAGCTGTGCAATTCTTTCTTTCATGACATCAGTAAAGCCAACAGTCCAATCGCCTAAACCTTTCATGCCTCCAAACTCGTCCTTCGCGCCGGGGCGGGAGAAACCGCGAGATTTCATTGTTGATTCCAACATTCGCGCAATGCCAATGACTTCTTTCATTGCTTTCTTGTCACCTGAATCAGCGGTACGCATCAAACTGTTAGCGTTTCTAATCATTGCTTCGGTGTTTGCAAGTGCCTTGCGATAAGACGCAATGCGTTCTTCACTTAATGCAATTTGATATTCCGCTTGCTCATATGAAGAAATTTCAAATTTTGCCTTCGCGCCGGGGCGGGAGAACTTAGCGCCGGGATACTTGGATTTGAGTTTCGCCGCTAGGTTCTTATAAAGCGAGTATTGCTCGTCGTTAAGATCAGAAGGCAAATGACCCGCTGCCCGAACTTTTCGCAAGATGTCCTTTGCGTGAGCAATTTCGCTTGACGAGCCAACAAATTCGGCAAGCAAAACAACGTTTTCGCTATGGTAGTTGTTGTTCTCGTTTTCCTTGTACTTGACAAGGAAGTTAGCCAACTCGGGGTCGTTATTTGCAAACGCCGTCTTTGCGCCGGGGCGGGAGGATCGAGGCTTCAATGCAAACTTTGAAGCGTAACTGCTTGACAACACTTCTTGCTCAATCGCCTTGGCATCAAGGCTTTGGTTTGTCATCCGATGTGATTTTGGCAGGTTCCCGTTGGTTTGAATGCGAACGGTTTCGCCTGAGTATTTCTTGAACCGCGCAATCTTGTTGCCATTTGAGTCAACATCAAACCCGAGAAACTCTGCACGAATTTCTGGCATATCAACCTTCATTGCAAACTCAGCCTTTGCGCCGTTGCCAGCAGCAAATCCAAGACGGGCGGCGATTTCCTTGCGTGTGTTGCTCATGTCGTGCATCGTAGCGATCTCCATTGCGATTTATTTATGCGTTTACGAAACCGGGGTCAGGAACTTGGCGCGTGTCCACTAGGCGCTGACGCGCTCCGTTGTGCTTGGCAATAGCGGCTGGGTCTATCGTCCCGTTCGGGCGCGTCCAACGCTCGCGCAGAGCCTCGGCGGCCGGGACGGGAATGATGGCGCAGCGGCAGTTGAAGCCCAGCGGCGGGGCAATTCCAAGGCGGTCGAAGTCTGCCATCGTCCCGACGTAGCCGTCAAAGGCTCGATGCGTGTCCCGCGTGCGCGGGTCTTTGGTGGCGCTGAACTGCACCAGCGGGACGAATGCCTGCACCCGCTCGTCCCGTAGGACTTCGGCGCTGCCCTCGGTCATGGCGCGGTTTGTGTTCGTCCGCAGAACGGTTTCAAGGCGGGAGGACGTTAGCCCTGTCCCGGTCATGAGTTGGGCGGTGGTCACGAAGTCGCCGAGGTTCATGGTCTTGATGAGCTTGCCGACCACGCTCTTGGTGGGGCGCTCCTCGATGACCTGCGCGATCAGTTCCTGCACCATGCGCGTCTGGGCGGGGTTCATGGCGGTTACGAAGAAGGTGGTGTCGACGATCCGCTTCACCCGCGAGATAGCGCCCTGCGGCCCCCGTGTAACACCGCGTAACAACGAATCGAGGATCGGGGACTGCTTGCGGAGGTCAGGAAGGGCGTTTTCGCGCTCGTGATCGGTCACGTCTCCGGCGCTGGCGGCTGCTGCCTTGATGAGCAGCTCCCAGTCGGCGCGGGAGATCGGGACGCGCTTACGGAACCAACCCGTGATTGGAGCCATCCATTTCGTACCGAAGCCCTCAAGGGAGATCGGCACGTCCCGGTCGAACTTGACCGCGTCCCCATCGTCCAGCATTCCTTCGATAGCACCGTCAGGGATCTTGGCGGTGTCTACCGTGTCACGCGCCCCGAACAACCACGATGCCATCAGGAGTGCCGCAGTTGCCTCGTGGAACTCTGCCCACGCCGCGAGGGCATCTTCGCCCCTGACCTGAGCAGCAACCGCACGGCGATACGCCTGCTGCGACTGGCGCAGGACTTTGCGGAGGTGCTTGTCTAGTTCGGCTTTGGTCATCGCTTGCGCTTGCGGACGGCGGCTACCTTCGGCGCTTCAGGGGCTGGCTCGTCGCCCTCGCTCTCGTTTCCTTGCCCAAGCATGGCGGAGAGCGGGTTAGACGATGCGCCCGCGCTGCCTGCGGCTTGACCACCGAGGACGGATTCCCCGTCTTCCGGGTCGGACAGACCGAGGAGGTCGCGGACTTCGCGCTCGCTGACGCGGCCACCCATTTGGATGAACGTCTGAATTGCTTCGAGCCGCTCCTTCGGGTTCGGGCGCTCTGGCGCGAAGACGAACCGAATGCGGCGGGCATCCTCTTCGGAGGCTCCGAGCATCCCAGCAATGATGCGGACGAGGTCGGTGGTCAGGCTCTCCGCGAGGCAATCCGCGTGATAGCGGATTACGCGAGAAAGGGTATCGGCGTGGAGGTCGGCAACGCCTGACCCCATACCTGTCCCGCCAGCCTCGCTTGAGAGCGACTGACCGAGGATCGCTTCCTTGAGTTTGCCTGAGAGCCAGTTCACCAACTCCATGAAGATCTGGGCGCGGCCACCGTTCGCGTCCTTGATGTCGATGTCGTACATGGACTCGGTCGGCGAAATGCGGGGCAGAACGACCGAGTTGTCATTGACGAGATTCTGAAGAATCGTCATCATCTCGCTCTTAGCGGCATCGTTCCCGGCTGGGTAGTACCCAACGCGGATGCCGAGGGCGTACCGCTCCACATAGGCGGCGGCGTTCTGTAGGACTTCCTGCTTCAGAAGCCAGATGTACCAACAAACATCTCGCGCCCCTACGCCACGGTAAACCGTCTCGGCGCTGTTCGGGTCGATGAAGTTTGGCGCGGTGGTGAAGACGCGGTGCAAGACAATAGCGCGGCGTTCGTTGTCGTCGAACAGGTGGACGAGCGAGTCAAAGCCAAGGTCGGTGACGGATGCCTGATTGATGTAGGCGCTACCAACGCGCATCGCCACGTTCCCGGTCTGGTCAAAGGCGAGGGTATCGGAGGCGAGCGGGAGCCATTCGCGGATGCGTACCCCAAGGCGCGGGTCGCGGTCGTAGACCACGTTCACGGCGCTGCACCCGTACCAGACGGCTTCGTGCAAGGAGCGGAACATATCGCTACGGCGTGGGGCTGCGCCGATGATCTCGGCAATGCGCTCGGCGAGCTTGACGAGGCGGGGTTCGCTCTCGTCGTCGGAAAGGACGTTCCATTCCAGACCTGCAAGGGTCACGAGCAGGGAGCGCAGCACGCCCTCAATGTCCGCGTCCGCACGCATCATCGCCTGATAGTTCGGGTCAAGGCGGTAGGCAAGGCTGGAGTTCCGCAGCATCAGGCTGGCGGTGCGGAAGAACGTCCGCTGCACTTCCACGGGCATGGCGAGCGGCCCGGTCAGTCCACGATCAATCGGAGGCGGCAGCGGCTTGCGCGGTCGCTTGGTTGGTGGCAATCCTGCGCCGGGGATCGACTGACGTTGCGAGAGCGGGTTGTTGATCGGGTCGGGCATTTCTTAATCCGGGAGTTTGTTGAGTGGTGGAAGCCCGCGCTGCTTGCGCTCTCGATTCACCATGCTGAGGGCTTGTTTGTTGGAGCGTGCAATGTCGGCAGCGCGTTTAGCCTCTGGGGTGTTCTGCGCTGCACGCTTCTCGCGCATAGTACGCATTGCGGCTTCGCTTGCCTTGGCGGCGGCTTCATGCTGCTTGCGTAGGGTTTCCACGTCCTGCTTCGCCTTGTCGAGTTGACCTTCAAGGGCGCGGATGGTCTTCGCCTTTTCAGGCAACCCGCCAGCGCGTGCCTGTGGGCCTTGCCGCTTCACTTCGGCGAGTTCGGCTTCCTTCTTACGAATGGTGTCCGCCGCCTTCTTTGCTTCCCGCGCATCGCGTTGGTCGTACTGGCGGGTAATGTCCGAGCGGGTTTCCGACAGCCATTGCTCCGTGAACGACTTCCCAGCCGCCTTGGCGCGGTCTTCAATGCCGCGCACGGTGTCGCTTGGCTTCGATGACGAACCGCCACCGCCGCCGCTTTCAGCCCCGCAGGTGTTCCCGGGCTTGAACCCACCCTTACCAATGCCGCAGTTGCTATCGAACCTCGACCGCTGCATCAGGGCTTTGATCTGGTCTACCGTCATGCGCTTGACAACGCCGTTTGGCTGCTTCACCTCGTAGGAGGTTTGCCACGTTGGCGGGTTGGTCTGCCCGCTGCGGAAATCAAGCGTATACCCGCGCTGCTTGAGCGCCGCTTCGGCTTGGTCGATGGTCAGCTTGCGCTTGCTTGTCGGCAGGGCGAAGATGCCCAGTCGGCGCATGATGTCCTTGCGCTGGCTCACGCCTTCGCCTTCACGCCGGGGCGGGCGGCGTTGGTAGATTCAGAATCTTTTGGAGCCTCCACAAACACATAGAATGAGCGTCCTCC